CCGTATCTTTCCAGGGGGAAGGATAACTTCTTGTTGGGTCGTTCCAACGGTTGAGATTAATTTGATTACGGGAAAAGCGCTTGAAGCGCTAAGGTCAACAGCTGCCATGATAGTCTCCTATTGTCGGTTATAAAATGCTTTTTTAATTGCTTCTCTGTTTTCACGGTAGAAGTCCAAGTCCCGAAGACCTCGTTCGACAAGGTTTTCAGTCGTTGGGGGTGCGGTTATAGCCCCATTATTCATTCGTGGGGGTTGGGGAAGGGCTTGTGGGGCTTCGGCTACTTGTGGGGCGGCTTCGGCTACTTGTGGGGCTTCTTGTGGCGCTAGTGCCTGAAGATGGGGTCGAAGGGCAATTGGTGCGGTCGATGGGTCTTGAACCAACCCTTCCAACCAATCCCCAAGGGACTGTTGGTCTTTTTTGTTGCGCTTCGCCATGGTCTTCTCATATTGCCATTCAATGAGTTCCATTTGGTCGGGGTCCGTCATTCCGAATTTGGACACGGTTTGGTAACGGTCGAACCGTCCGTTCGCCTGTTCAAGCTGTTGTTTGTATTGGTCGATTTGGGACTGGAGGTTGTCAATTGCTCCAAGTCGGCCATTCATTCCGTCGATTGTGTCTTGGAGCTGGGCGGCTTGCTGCTCGGCTTCGGCTGCTCGGGCTGACATCTTTTGTAAACGGGTTTGAATAGCATTTTCCATATCGGTCTTAAGGACATAGGTTTGTCCCTCATGTTCAATTGTTTTCATGGGTGGGTCTCCATTTGTTTATAGATACTCGGCCCGCTCCCGTCGAATTTTCTGTAGTAGTTCGACAGCTGCGGTTTGGTCCAAGTCGGGGTTAAGGGTTTGTATTGCGTCAATCGGTGAGATGAGACCAGCTTGTAGTTTGGCCAAGATGTCTTCTCGTTGGGCCTTCAGCTCCTCGGGTCCAAGTGCCAACGACTGATAGCTGACACGATAACCATTTTCTGGAAGGTTCGTTCCCAAATATCGATTACAAAGAGCTGCACTTTTCGCCAACAAGTCTTCGTCACCCATTCGAAAGACTGGGGCATATTTGCGTTGGGCTTCCCGTTGTCCGGCTCGGTCAATCGAAAGGGCGTAGCCGCTTCTTGGGTCGGCGTTCTGTCGGGTTAGGGACTCGGGAGCGATACCACTAGACACGGCTACCCGCAGCTCGTACTTGGCGACACTTTCCAACAGCTCGTCCGGCTTTATTGGTGGGCTGAATGTCCCGACAAGCGGTTGGCCTGTTGTGTCGGGGTCCGATTGTAGAATGAGAATTGACGATGGGTCCGTCGAAATAGCTGCACGACGACTAACCAAGTCTTGGTCCATGGCGTTGAGTCCAGCGACCGAAGCCCCTAACATGTACTTTTGAGCCCAAGCATTGTCACGAACACAATGTAAGAACATCGTGTATAGGACGGCACTATTCAACGAACCATAGACAAGGGTGTTCCCGTCTAGGAAGTTCCATAATTCACCTGTCTTCTCGGCATGATAGACCGTCAATGGGAGGAATGGTTGGCCCAATGAGTTTCGGAATGGGAAGTCTGCGCCCCTATGGGTTGGATGTCCCATATATAGCTCGCTGACATCCTCGCCCAAAGACCCGTCTTTGTTTGCTAGGAACATCCCGAACATGGGTTCGTTCATGTCTCGAATGTCGATAACATCACAAACCCATTCTTGTTCCATGGTGATTGGATTCAATCGAATTCGGTATTCTCGATAATAGACTGGGATGTCTGGTTGGTCTGGGTCCACTTCACAATAAACATTATCAGGGGTAACGCACCGATAAACCAGTCCAGGGGTGTCAGGTTGAACCCCTCTAGTGTGGGGAATAACCTCCACCCGAACAACAGTTTCCCGAAGACCAAGGACCATTTGTTGGACACGCTGCATTAACGGCCATAGACCCGCCCTTGTTGCGTATCCCTCACGACCAACCAAGGCCGATATGTCAGCCGTTCCAGCTGTGACCGTTGGGCTATCTGTGTAGAGAACAGACAATTGGCGGGTCACTTGCTCGAAGGGGTTAGAGCTCAGGTCCGAAGGGCCCCAAGATTCTCGCCTGTCTGGGCTTAGGTGTCGTGCCAATTCGTCTTCTAGGTCTTGGTCCCAAGCTCCTGTCAACATGCGTTTTCGAAGACTTGTGAATTCCCAACGCTTTTGGTCTAGGTTGTTTGGTGCGACTGGTTTGGTGGGGTAGGTGTAAGTTAACATTAATACATCCTGATTCTAGCGGGTGGGGTGAACCGTTGGTGGACGACTGGAAGAATACAATAACGAAGGGCGTCGACTGCGTGACCATGTGGGTCCGTCGACTTTTGCGAACTGGTTCGCTTGAATGTATAGCGTTGTAAGGACTGAATCAATTGGGAACATTCAGGTCTCACATAAAAGTGTTGTTTGGCCATAATGCTATATAGCACACTAGAACCATAATACACCGAACTTTTGAATTTTAAGGCCGTGCGAATGGTGAATGGAAGACCCCTTGGTGGAAGGTTCAAGACCCGTTCGAACGCTCGCATTAACATCCCGTTCGACATCTTGAATCCAGTTTGGCCACGACCCGCAAAATGGGCTCCGTCTCCAGTCCATGAACACATCGAAGGGTCGACATGGTGGCGCTTCAACATTTCCAATATTCCACGGACATGATGTTCTGCGCTCGAAGCCCCTCCAGTGTATTCACCCAAAACATAAACCTTCGGTTCTTGATAGTCGGACATGTCGATAGCCGCTAGGACTGCGACTTGGCTGTTTGGCTGGCTGCCGTGGTCGATACCGACTGCGAATTTGTAGTCCCCTCCACTTGGAACGGGAGCTCCGCTTATCATAGACGGGTCGAAGCTGTCGAATATAAGCTGCTTCGGGTCGATTCCAACATCCCACGACCCGTTCAAGCGTGCTTCCCTGTCGATTGGAAGATAGGTGGACGCTATATTGTCGATTTGTGCCTGACTCAACATAGGTTCACAGTCTAAGGGCGTTGTGTCGGGAACGGTTAGGGGGGCTCGGTGACATGAGATTCTCCCGTCTTCAACCATTCGTCGAAGATACCCAACATCTTCCCCAACGGGTGTCATGGTTATAGCGATTGTGCCTGTCTTTCCTCCAGCTCCACCACGCAGAACACGCGCGGCTAGTTCACCCCAAACAGCTTCTGGGATTGGCTCGTCTATTGCCACGAACCCAATAGAAGCGGAAGCCAACCCAAGTCCCTGTTGGGCTGTCTTGATTCGAATAATCGAACCATTCTTGAATCGAACGATTGGGACTTGACCCCTAAATCCCTTTCCAGGAATGAACACACAATCGTCCATCAACATCCCCTCGGGTATCATCTCGTACAGCTTTTCCTGAATGGTTCGGCTCTGGTCGTGGCTATGGGTGATAAGCCACGATTCGTTTGGGGCTGGGTCGGTCTTTAAGTATGGGTGACAGTCAAGCGCACGATATAAAAGCTCCATAACCGAACACCTTGTCTTCCCCACTTGGTTGCCACCCAATAGGAGCTTGATTGGGCTGGGGTCTTTGAGGAAGGCCAATTGGGGGGGCGTTGGTCTGAAGTAGGACAACGGATTGATAGCCGCCCTACGCTTCAGCTGAAGAACTTGACGGGTTAGGTCAATCATAGCCGTCTATCGAATAGCTCGACACATTCTTTGTAAGCGTCCCCAAGTTTGGAACACTCTTTGAGAATGACAAGTTTGTTTTGAATGTTGCTTATCTGTTCACATTCTCCCCCACTTGTCTTCGAATCGATTCCCCTGGTTGTCATCCGACAAAACATTTCACGACAAAGTAGGTCCCCATTCGTGGCGATATATTCCGAACTGCATGGGACTTTCAACAAGTCGGGCTCCGTTAGGTTCTCGCTCGGCTTGTGAAGGGCGATTGTACTTTTCACGATGTCTTCGACATTTATCGACTCGGGCTCGGGCTTGTTCCGCTCCACGACAACCCAAGCGGTAGTCGTGAGCGCTACCCCACCCAATAAGCCTAACACTATCAACATTTTATTTTCCTTTGAATGAGACGACATTGGATGTATCCATGGATAAACGGTTTTGTAGTCGTTGACGAAGAACTGGGGGCATTGACAGAACGGCAGCTTCGATTTGTCCGATAAGCTGCTCGTCCGTCATGCGTTCCAATCCGTCTTCGGTGTCTTCGCCTTCTATGCTCCGAAGTTCTGAAACCATCGAAACAAGCTGTCGTTGTAGGGCTGCGTAAGCTTGCCACGACTGCGCAGCTGCAGCTGAAGCGATAGCTTTCTGTAAGTCTTCGATTTGGTTCTTCAATAGTTCGACTGGGTCCGAAGTCTTCTTGGCTGGTTCTTCTTCTGGAATTTCCATTGGTGCGTTGAGTCGATAGAGATAACGCCGTTCAAGCAACCAAGCCGCCGCCCTCCAGTCTTTCCGACTTCCTTCTTCAATTCGTTTAAGCATAAACTGAGAACGGTCGTGATTGGCCGCTTGAACTTGTTGAAAGAACTCGGCTAACATTGGGGTTTCTTGGTCTCGGCCCATTCTCAAATATTTGTAGAATGTCGAAGGGGCTACCCCAGCCGCTTCAGCTGCTAGCTTATAAGTCGCTCCAACCTTAAGCGCGTCAATCGCTGGTTGTAGTTGTTTTAGGGTTACTTTGTGTCTTGGCATTGTCGTGGGTCTCCGTTGCTAAGTAAAGGGGCTATATTGGGAAGGGAGGGCCAAAAATGGGCCAAAAAATGGGGGGTCTTTGTGAGAAGACAAGCGTACGCACAC